TTGTTTGATTAGATAAATTTAAATTATTTGAATCTCTAATAGATTCAGTTGTTTTTAAACTTTCAATTTTAAGTAAACCGTTAGATGCTTGATTACGCTTTGGGTTATAAGACAAGGTACGAGCAAGGCGGAGAACTGATTCTCTACGTTCTGCAAGTTCTAAAAAGTTTTCTCTAGCGTTCAAATCAGTACGGAATGCAATGTTTTGTCCTAGGAAAGCAATTAGGTCTATAAGTGCAAGGTACTCTGAACTTTCAATGTAGTCATTGAAATCTTCTGGATAATTTTGTCGAATATAATTGATCATTGTTCGACGTAAATTGTCGAAATCGTATGATTTAAAATCAGCGTTTCTATAACTCTGATAGATACGCTTCCAGTCTTCTGCTACTAGCAGTCTATTTTGTCTGTCTGTACTTGACATCAGTTGCTTTCCTCTTAACTATACAGTATTTATTCAAATGAATAAACTGCGTATATAATTATCCGGCTAACAAACCGTTATTCTGATCGAAGGTTAATTGCATGTTTTCTGCAATATTATATGGTAAAAACACGAGAGTACAATCAATTTGTAGGCCACTTTCATACTGATCAACTGTTACGCTTGTAACAGTAACTCTAGGATCGTAATTAATGATATTTCCTACATTTTCTGTAATCACTTGTTTTAAATTTTCAGTTAACGGCTCATAAAGTATATCCCAAATAATTGTACCAAAATTAGGATTGCTAAGAAGCTCTCCTTGTCTAATATGAAAGTGATTAATTATATCTTGTTTTACGAGCTGTATATCGTATAACTGAAATCCGGTAGTGTCCGGATTTACTGTTGAAAAGCCTTTATAAGTTTTTTCACCTATGCCATAATCAGGGCGTGTATTACCTTTTACAGTAATTTCTTTATAAAGTTTCTTCTCTAATGTGCTCATACTGTATTTACCTCTTATCGTGCGCCGCTATTTGGCGTTGTTAAAGTTGCTGTTCCGCCAGTTCCTACTGATGATCCTGGTCCTGAATATGCCGGTGCAGTATTTGTGCTTGTGTCTGTTCCGCCAGTTCCTACTGATGATCCTGGTCCTGAATATGCCGGAGCAGTATTTGTGCTTGTTAACGTAGCATCGGTGTTAGTCGCTGCTGGTGCTTCTGTAGCTACCGGTTCATCACTTACGCATTTTCCAAATGTGTCTGAACTTGTTTCATCAGCTGCTGTTGCTTCAGTGGCGTTTGCTGTTCCTGCTGCAACAGCAGCTGGATCATTGTTAGTTTTAGCCGATGTATGTTCTGCAGGATTTTTGTTTTCGGCACCGGTGTACGGAGCTGCTAACGGCACTCTAGTAGGAACTTGTGCAGCATCAGCAGCGGCAGCGGCTGCGCCACCGCTATTCATATTAATAGTTCCTGCTGTTTCTCTGTGCCCAGAACTTACAATGTTACTTGTTCCACTACACGTTAATTTTCCGTCAGCGCCGCATAGAACATTCCAATTTGCGCCAGTCTGTGTTGACATTGTATTTGCAGCTTTCATGTTAATGTTGCCGCCAGCTTCAAAGTTTATATTTCGATCTGCTTTAAAGTTAAAGTCTGCTCCGGTATGCATACTAATACTATCTTCTGCATAAATGTCAATTTTACCATTTGCAGTCATTTCAATCCAACTTTTGCCGCTGCCGTGAGCAATATAAATTAAATCTTCACTGTTGTGTAAAAGTATTTGATGGCCAGTTCTAGTTCTAATTCTAAAAAGTTCACTTGCCGGAATTGTTGGATCACCGCCGTCTGCTAATGTTGCATACTTGCTGGGAGTTTCGCTTGCTTTTCCTACTCTAAATAAACTAGCGTCACCGTCGTCCATTACTATAGACGAACCTGTTAATCTAGATGCAGGCATTTCAATTTGACTGCCTGTCGCGCCAGTAGAAACTTTTGGTGCGCCGGGTCGTCTATCTAGTGGCCCTGGGCTGCTCCACCCAAATACCATACTAGGCACTTCTCGCCTAGCACTTGATGAAGTTGTTCCGCGAATTTGATCAGTTAGTAAACCATTAGTAGTTAGTACGTTTACTGCATCAGTATTAACTGGTTTTATAAACTGTGTAGGATTATTTCCTACAGCTTCTTCTGTACGTTTATTATATTCTCCAACAGGTACTATCTTAGACTGGTCTTCATTATTATACGAAGTACTGGCATTACCCGGTACCATAAAGTTCATATATTGATCTTGTATGCAGCCTATCCAATAACCGTTTCCTTTATTACCTTCGGCGAATATTACAAGAACCTTAGTTCCAATATCCGGAGGAACTGCCCAAAAGCCATAACTTTTTTGTGTGTAAGCAAATGTATCGTTTTCTCCTGTGCCAGCATACGGTGTAACTCCATAAAACGGACTTAGATAACTAACCGGAACTACTTCTCCGGCTGCATTTGGAATATTACCTTCTGTTGTGGTTTTTAGAAGTTCAACTTCAATTCTTCCCATGTACTCGGTATCTAAGTGATTCCGCACAATTGCCACATACGGGCCCGGACCGTCAAAGCTACTAACTTTTGCTTGTTCTTCGCTACCTCTTGAACCTGTGTTAGCTGTCATTATGATACATTCCCTTTAGGTTTAAAATTACTTGCTAGCCGACTAGTTGCTTGTCCGACAATATCACCGACTTTTTCGCCAGCAGCTTCTTTAGCAGCCCCTAAAGGATCAGATACTATTCCGGCAATATTACCAATAGACTGTACTAGCTGATTAGGATCACCATTTATTATATTATTAAAAGTTCCTGCAAGTTGCGCTGCTGGATTCTCTAAGTTTAACGCTCCGAGACTAATCGAACCAGGTCCTGATGTTTCTTGTTTAGGACGACGCATTGTTTGTAAAATTTGTGTAAACTGGCCACCACTAAATTTATTACTAACAAATAGTACTTGGTACAATCCACTAAATTGCGCTACAGGAGCAGTTCCGCCTGACGGAAATTCCATCCAAGTCTGACCGTAGTCTAACGGCGTTCTAAAGTTTAACTCAATATCAACTTCTCCGTTTAAGTATTCCATTGTGCCATCTGAATTAATATTTAATGTGCCAGGCACAGTAAGTGCATTATAATTGCCCATGCCGCTGTCGGCAATATAGTACGGATCGCCTAGGATTTCTAAATCAACTGCAATTAAATCAACCGGACTATTCATTAGTGCTTCATTAAAGTCTTTTGCTATTTGTGATTCAGGAGAAATTGCAAGGCCGCCGACGTCTGTTCTATTTGCAGTTGGAACTTTAGATTGTACTTTTGATAGTGTGCCAGCTGCTGTGTTAGGTTCTGATTTGCCTGGCACTCCACTAGTATTACCGCTTGTTATATCTCCAGTTACTGCTGATAACGAGTCTTTTGATAGTTGGCCATTATCTCCGTTAATCGACGCAAAGAAAGCTGCATCAAATTTTATATCAAAGTTAAGAATATCTTTATTTTCTCCAGTATAGATATAATTATATTCTTTTATTGCTTGATATGTTAATTGACGTATTCCAGTTGTTTGATCAGTACTGCCTTGGAAATGACTTTTATGTACTAGATACGGTACTACTCTGTATACAAACACTCTAGCAGGAGAACCAGTGCGGCCGTTACTTTCTATAGAATCGTCTGAATTAAACACTTGCGTTTGAATTCTAAACCATTCTATCATTCCGTTACCATCTTCTGGTTTAGTTGCAACATCTCGCCCATAGCCGCTTCTAATAATAATTTCTTCAATTACGTTTTGTATTTTTTTACCGGACGAAACTGTACTAGATCTAACATCAGCAGATCTATTAATACGGCAAACATCAATTTCTCCAGCAGTATTTTCACTTTCAGAGTTTGCAGCCTGAGCCATTGGCTGTGTTCCTGCATCTAATTGGCTTTTAACAATTAGAGATTTACCAATTTTATTAGTAAACTCTAACTTTTCAGCATATTCTCTAATATCTTCCCCTAGACTGGACCTTTTTAAAGAAATACCATCAGCATTTTTAAGTCGTTCTGCATAGTCAGTAGGAACTTTGCCAGTTGCGTCCCCTGTTTCGCTAACATAGTATGCCGTAACTTCTTCTTCAGTAAATTCTCTAGTGGTTGCACTATCGTCTTCTTGTTCTGGTTGACCTTGCATAAACTGTTGAGATTCAGCAGCTGACGAATCAGCAGTAGGAAACATAATTATGTACTGATCTGCTTTACCTACTTGACCCGCTTCTTCTTGTGCTAGCTGTCTTTCGTTTAAAAACCGCGTAAAACTATTTGCGCCAGTTTGTAACATTTCAGTAACAGTTGCACCTGAGAATGTTATGTCACTATGCGTAGATTGCGTTTCATCTGTGAGAGCAATCTCTTGGTAAGGTATTGCTTGTACAGCATATTGGCTTCCGCCTTCAGTTACTTCAAATTGTATGTCAACAAGCTTTAATGGAAACATTCTACGCAAGTTACTTGCATGAACATAATTTCCAGCATCGTCATAACCTTTAAATTCAACAGTTAATAAATACGGTGCTTCAATGTAGTTAGAAGACGGGCCTCTTGCGTTTTTTGCTGCAACTTGTAAGGATTGTAAAAATAATCCCATACTATAAGGTTCAGTAACAGTAAAATCTATACTAGTAGCATTAGTTGAGCGTGATTTTGGATTAGGTGCAATTATTGTTTCAATATTAACATCGTCAATAAAGTATTCAGTCTTGCCGCCACGATCGTACAATGTTGACGCACCGTTAGTTTGACCTCCACCACTACGTAAAATAACTACTCCAGGATCTTTTCGTCTATAAGTTAAATCTGGAAAACTTAATTCGTAATCACTTAGACATCCTAATGTAAATATATAATTGAAACTAGCATACTGTTCTAATGGATTTGGTAATTTGCCAGATCCAGATGTTCCGAAACCGTTGCCAAATGCTGCTCCTAAAAAGCCTCCTAAGCCGCCTTTAAGATTGTCGACCAAACTAGCACCTATACCATTTGCAATATTGCCAACAATACTCTCTCCGGCTGATGGTCCTGTAATTCCGTTGAGGCTGGCTGCTAGATCAACAGTTGCACCTAACTTTTCTTGTGTAGATCCTATTATACTATCAAACGTGTCGCCTACTGATATGTTAGCACTGTTACCCATTTATATTCCTAATACTCTAGTTAATGCTGCGCCTTTTGGCACGTATATTTGAATGCCTGCTTCTAAATCAAATATAGGATCTTTAATAATTTCCATATTGCGCTGAGCAAATACCCACCATAAGTTTTTGTCGCCGTACAAATCAAATGCTAATAAGTCGGGCCTATGTGTATATTGCACTTGAACTGTGTACAGTACATCGTCTGTTTCTGCAGGTATAGGACGAATTTTTAATACGTCTAAATATTGGCCGTTATTAATTTGTGTGTTAAACCAAGGACTTGTTCCGATATAATTTGCCATTAAATAAATCCTGGTCCGTTGCCTTTGGCATAATCGCCGCTGACAAACTTATCTAAGCTAAATGACTGCACAGCCCGTCTGCTGTAAGTAGGCATTAGCTGAACTGAAACTGTTGATCTCGTAGGAGCCCAAGTATTAAGTTCTCCCGGAATATGAATATAATCAACATCCATAGGTAAGTCTACTGTGAAGTTAACTACTACACATGGTACATTTTTAAATACAAAATCACCATAACCGTTAAGTTGTATTACTGGAGGCGGAGATCCTTGATTACTTGTACTTCCATATGCCATTTTTGTAACTGATCTTAAATAATGAATTACTGCAACCCAATATGCTCCTTCAGCTTCGTTTTCGATTATAAAGTCTCCAATAATATTAATGTTATCTGGTTGACTGTTTTGATATGCCGGAAATGGATAGTTACTATGGGTAGGTTTTATAGAACTATAGTTAGCACTATGCGACATAACAATCTGCGGAGTGTAAGGAAATACTAAGCCGTTTGTTTTACCTAATAAGCCTGACAATGTTTTAGATAGGCCAAGTGTCGGAGGAAGCGAAAGTTTAACACGCCAATCATCGTCGTCTGCACCTTTCCACGATACGTCTGCAAAGCCGCTGCCGCCAGGCATACCAAATGACGGTAGTCCTCCTCCACGTAGTAAGCTCATAAAATTGTCAGCAGTAAATATATCTTCAGCAATTCCACTAATACCGTTGCCAATTGCCCCTGCTGCACTTTCAACAAACCTTCCGGCCCCTTGTAGTAAATTACTAACTGCACTCTGACCTGGAGCTTTTGAATTTCGAGCTTGGGATTGGCTCGATGTACCAATGTCGCCGCCCGGATTGTAATTTGGCATATTATTTGTCTCCTATATACATTATTTAGTTGACTTTTTAATGTATGTATATTATAATAAAGAGAATAGGAGAACTCATGGCTAGAAAAATTAATTATCTAAACAATAAAGATATACTTAAAGAAATACATAAATCAAAAAGCACGTTCTGTAGCTTTGTAGCTGATTCTGATCATCAATTTGACATCATTTTGCCAAGTATTGATAAGATAAACATTAGAACAGTTGCAGAAGCAAAGCGAGCTCAAGCTAAACGATTACAACACGAAGACTTCGATGCACGTAAGCTAGCAGGTGAAAAAATTAAACTTGCAGAATGCGAAATCGACTATAGGAAGATTAAAAAGACGGACTTAGTATTTCGTATTATGACGTTTGATCACGTACCGGACGAACCCGGGCGTAAAAAGACACCAAAAACAGTTGCAGACCACAAAGTTAAGCTAAACTTTCCTCCATATCAGCATTATAGATTTAGTGAAGAAGACGACTTAATGTGTGTAGGCAAGTCGCATTGGACAGGCGGTATGGATAATGGCAACTTTGACTTAAAAGGTGGTAAAGCTACTAACAAACTTGCTATGATGTGGATGAAACTATGTGATCGCTATGCCACTCGTGGTAATGTACGCGGATACACTTACAATGACGAAATGCGGGGCCAAGCTATACTACAATTAGCACAAATCGGCTTACAATTTGACGAATCTAAGTCTGCTAATCCGTTTGCTTACTATACAGCAGCAGTTACTAACAGTTTTGTTCGTGTTATCAATATCGAAAAACGTGCGCAGAACATTCGTGATGATATTCTCGAAATGAATGATATGAATCCTAGCTCTACACGCCAGTCAGCAGGAGATTGGGAAGCACAAGAGCGTAGAGAAAAAATAGCACAAGCTAAACTTGCAAAATAACCTCTTGCTGTTTAACGCACGATGTGCTATACTAGTAAACAATATAACATAGGAAATTAACTTTGTTTAAAAAAGCCGCAGTATTTACAGACATACACCTTGGTTTAAAAGGTAATAGTAAAGTTCACAATCAAGACTGTGAAGACTTTATTGACTGGTATATTCAGCAAGCAAAAGATAACGGTTGTGAAACTGGTATCTTTTGCGGTGACTGGCATCATAATCGAAACAGTTTAAATCTTACAACTATGGATGCTACTATCCGTTGTATGGAAAAGCTAGGGGCTGCATTTAAGCAGTTCTTCTTCTTTGATGGCAACCACGACTTGTACTATAAAGACAAACGTGACGTTAACAGTACAGCATTTGCAAAACACATTCCAGGTATTACGTTTGTAGATGAAATTACTACAATTGAGGATGTAACTATTGTTCCTTGGTTAGTAGGTGACGAATGGAAAAAACTTAGAAAACTTAAAAGCAAGTATGTTTTTGGGCATTTTGAGCTTCCTAGCTTCTATATGAATGCTATGGTACAAATGCCTGATCACGGAGAGCTTAGAGCAGAAGACTTTAAGAACCAATCATATGTGTTTAGTGGACATTTTCATAAGCGTCAGCAACAAGGAGTAGTACATTACTTAGGTAATGCTTTCCCGCACAACTATGCCGATGCGTGGGATGACGATCGCGGAATGATGATACTTGATCGTGAGAACGATCAAGCGCCAGTATACCTTAATTGGGCAGACTGTCCAAAGTATCGTACAGTTAAACTAAGTCAGCTTATTGATGAAGCAGATACTCTTATTAAACCTAATATGTATTTGCGAGTCAATTTAGACTTGCCTATTAGTTTTGAAGAAGCAAGTTTTATTAAAGAAACCTTTATCAATACTTATAAGTGTCGTGAAATTAGTTTGATTCCTCAGAAGTCACTAGAAGAAATTAGTACACAACTAGATATTCAACAATTTGAAAGTGTCGATCAAATTGTTGCTGGCGAAATTGCTGCAATCGACTCAGACAACTTCAATAAGAAGACGCTAATGGACATTTATAACGAACTATGATAAAAATTAAAGATTTAACAGTACGCAACTTCATGAGTGTGGGTAATCAAACCCAGGCAGTGGATTTCGATAAAGAGAACCTAACACTTGTATTAGGGGAAAACCTTGATCAAGGCGGCGATGACAGTGGATCACGTAATGGTACCGGCAAGACAACAATTATTAATGCATTGTCGTATGCATTGTACGGTACTGCCCTTACAAACATTAAGAAAAACAACTTAATTAACAAAACTAATTCAAAAGGCATGCTTGTTACGCTACACTTTGAAAAGAACGGAGTTGATTACCGAGTTGAACGTGGTCGTGGCCCTAATTTACTCAAGTTTTATGTCGACGAACAAGAACAAGAGATGACAGACGAGTCGCAAGGTGATAGTCGTAAAACACAAGAGTACATTAACAGTTTATTAGATATGTCTCATGACATGTTTAAGCATATTGTTGCTCTTAATACGTACACCGAACCGTTTTTAAGTATGCGACAAAATGATCAACGTGCTATTATCGAACAATTACTCGGTATTACAATATTAAGTGAAAAAGCCGATGCACTTAAAGAACAAACTAAGCAAACTAAAGATGCTATCCAAGAAGAAACATTAAAAATTAATGCTATTCAAAGTGCAAATGAAAAGATTCAAACAACTATTGA